ACGAGCAGACTCTTTCTAACAAAACTCTTACAACTCCAACAATTGCAGATTTTACTAATGCTACACATGATCATCAAGATAACGCTGGTGGTGGTACACTAGATCACGGCTTGGCGCTTACTGGTCTAAGTGATGACGATCACACACAGTATGCGCTGCTTGCTGGTCGCTCTGGCGGTCAGACTCTTATTGGTGGTACTGGTGCCAGTGATGGTCTTTTGATTCAATCGACTTCAAATGAGACTAAGGGTCTTATTAAGTTGGACGATCAGGTAGTTGCTGGTGGAACTTCAGCACCAACAAATGCCGGTGATCTTACAATAGCAGACGGTATTCTTACAATTGCCGAAGCTTCTGCGCCTACGGCAGACGCTGACTATGGTAAGATTTGGACTCAATCTGACAATAAACTTTATTTCCAGGATGGCGCTGGTACAAATCATGAAGTGCAACTTGGAGGCTCGATTACATCTGCTGTTACATATTATGTTGATGGCGATTCTGGTGATGATGCTGATGACGGTTTGACACCTGGAACAGCTAAGAAAACGCTTGCTTTCTTGTATTCTGGTGACGCTGATGCACTTCCAAGAGAAATCAATGCAGCGGTAACGGTAGAAGTTAGCGGCACAGTGCTTGCTAAAACGTCAAGTAGGCATACAACTCTTGATGGTTTTTATGGATCTGGTAGTATTACTCTTAACGGTGCGACTTCTGATGTAATTACAAGCCAGACAGTAACTGGTTATGATAATACTGTAACTAATGATACTTATCATAGTTATGTTACTGTAAGTGGTGCGAGCTGGACAGTAGATGAGTATAAAGGCAAGTTTATTCAGTTTACCGCTAGTCCTAGTTCTACGGCACTTTATCCTATTTTAAGTAACTCGGCTACAACGCTTCAAACGATAGGTATTCCAGATATTAGTACGTCTACTGTTTTTAAGATTGTTAGCGTTCCATTATTGAAATCTGCTACTGTTGCTGATCCTAATACTTTGATAAATATTAGTATCTTTAGGCTAGATAATATAAATCTTCCTTCGGTTACTATAAAGAATTTGGATTTTACTGGCGCTCAAGCAATTAATAAATCATTAAATGTTTTTAGCACAGATTCGTATGTTACTTTTCAAAATTGCAGTTCTTTAGATTTTCAAGTAAATATATCATCTAATTACGTATATTTTTATAGATGTTATAGTTATTTATCTTCTTCTTCTGGATTTTCGTATGCTATTGACAGTAAAATTGTTAATTTTTCTGGTTCAGTAATTGGCGGTAACGATACAAGTGCTGGTTTTAGAGCTTCTAGAAACTCTAATGTTCGTTTAGATACTACAAGAATTTCTAATCAGAGTGTTGCTCTTGATTCTAATGATTTTGCTACATTTGCTATTGGTAATAACTGTATGTTTGATTCTAACGTTCTTGCGTTGGGGACAAAATGTAGTGAATTTATTTTTGGATTAGGGGTCGGAACTAATTATATTAGGTTTAAGGATAATACAACCGCTTTAAATCTTGGCGGTAATAGGTATAGAGTTTTTGATAATTTTAATTTTATTGGTACCGGGAATACTGTAGAAGTTCAAGTTTCTGATGAAGTTGCTGATACGGCGTCTTTTGCTGATATTAATAATGAAGTTAAGATAACTAACCTTTCTAGTGGTAGTTATATTCAGTATTTAAATGCAACAACTAAGCAACCAAAAACTCCAGCAGAATATGACAATACTTCTAGTGGACTGTCCGCCATTAATTATCAAGATGCTATCGATGAAGTAGCTTCTGATGTTTCTACCTATTCAGATCATGGTAATTTGAGCGGTCTTAGTGATGACGACCACACTCAATACATTCTGGTTGCTGGAACAAGAGCTTTCTCTGGCAATCAAAGCGTTGGTGGCTTTAAGCTTACCAATTTGGCGGCTGCTACTGCTTCTGGCGACGCAGTTCGCTATGATGAATTTAATGATCATACCTCGGCTTCTTCTAGCGTTCATGGTGTAACAGGTAGTGTAGTTGGAACCTCTGACGAGCAGACTCTTTCTAACAAAACTCTTACAACTCCAACAATTGCAGATTTTACTAATGCCACACATGATCACCAAGATAACGCTGGTGGTGGTACACTAGATCATGGTCTTGCTCTTACTGGTCTTGGCGACGACGATCACACCCAATACATTCTGGTTGCTGGAACTAGAGCTTTTAGCGGCAATCAAAGTATGGGTAGCTTTAAGATTACCAATTTGGCTGATGGTTCTGATGCAAATGACGCGGTTAACAAAGGTCAGTTAGACTCTGCTATTAGCGGGCTTAGCTGGAAAAATCCTGCTGTAGTACTTAAAATTAAGTCTGATGCAGATCAGAGTGAAACCCCTCCTACTGCGGGTTCCGCTGGTGAAGCTTGGGTCGTTAATAACTGGGGCGGAATTTATAATGATGGTGATATAATAGAATGGAGCGGGACTGCGTGGGTTGTTATTGTTGCTAATTCAGGCGGAGAGCCACCAGATGGTACGAGAGCTGTTGTTATCGGTGCAAGTGCTGCTGGTTCTTTTGCTGGTTATGAAAATGATATTGCCACTTATAGTGCGTCTGGCGATTCTTGGTCATTTGAACAAGTTGCTGAAAATGATGCTCTTCTTATAAATGGTGATAGTAGTATTTATGAAAATTCTGGTTATACATATAACGGTAGTGCTTGGGTTCAGTTTACAGGTGCTGGTCAGATTAATGCTGGTAATGGTCTTACAAAAGATGGCAATACACTAAATGTTGGTGAAGGTTCAGGTATTACAGTTAGCGCCGATGCCGTGGCTGCAAAACTTGAAAGTACTGGCGGTCTTGAAATTGGGTCTGGAAGCGGCATTCAGATTAAGATTAATGATACACCTGATACTCTTGATGTTGATCTAAATGGTTTGAAAGTTGTTGGAGTTCCATCTCTCTTTAAGATCAACGGTACTGCTGTAGGAGCTAGTGTTACTGCTGCTAATTTGGATTCTGTCGTTGATGGTAGTGAAGTAGGAAGTTCTCGACATATTCACAATAATATTTATTACACTGAGACTGAACTAGGAAGTACTACTGGCGGTTCGGAAGGTGCTTCGCTTATTGGTACAGATTCTAAAACAAATCTTGGCGCTTCTACTACGGTTGAAGGTTGTTTAGAAGATTTGAATACAAAGAATCCCTCAAAGAGAAGTTCTGGCGATGGCAATCCTAATGGTGTTGTTTCTGGTGCAGTTGGTGATCTTTATGTTGATACTACTAATGATATTCCTTATGTTAATGTAACTGGCGCTAATACTGGTTGGGTTGTTCTGTAATTAGTTAGGTTTAGATCCCCTGCCACCCTTGGTGGTGGGGGATCTTTTTCTTTCTTGGAGTATCTATGTCATTTAAATTACCTTATAGATACAATCATTATATGGGCGAGCATGCTGACGATTCGTCCGCTTTGACATTTATTAGGGGTAGTAAGTTTGATACAACTAAAGATGGTCAAGGTAACCCGGAAGTTGGAATGCTTTATTATGATACTACGTTGAATTTAATTAAGTTTTGGTCTGGCGCTTCTTGGAAATCTATAAGCATACTTGCGGGGTCAGACGGTCAGATTCAATATAATAACGGTGGCTCGTTTGGTGGGGCGTCTTTGTATTATAGTAGTGGAACTTTTTCTACTGGTGGAGAAACTTCTCCTGACGTTGACTCTGGAGGCTTGTGCTTATACTTAACCTCATATGGGAGCGCTATGTCTTTTAAAGGTGGTGATGTTGATCATGGTATGACTTCTATCGCTGAGACTGATACATATTATAAAATAACACAAAGAAATGCTCTTGGAGGAATTCAAGAATATTTATTTACAGAGGGTACTGTTGCATCTGAATGTAGATATTATACATCTACTCCTTCTTCTTTAACTGATTCTTCTGCTTATGGTAATCTTACAATAGTTGGTTATAAAAAATCAGGAACAAGCGCTGTTGCATTATCGGATACTGAAAATATTTTTGCTGTGCAAAACAATGGTTCTTGTAAGTTGTTAATAAAAGGAAATGGGGATTGTTATGCCGACGGTACTTTCTATTCTAATGGTTGGGATTACGCTGAATATTTTATAGTAGGTGATGAAGAAGAAATTACAGATGGAGCTTTAATAGGTTTAAATCTTTCTACCAGTAAGGTGAGGGATTACCATACTGGAGATCAATTAATAGGTATTCAGTCTAAAAATCCTGGAGTAGTTTCTGGTGAAGGTTTTGATGTAAACTACTCAAATAAGGTTTTGGTAGGTTTAGTTGGTCAGTTTGACAGTAATATTTTAGGGATTTATACTTCAAATGGTGTAGTTTATACTTCAGATGATCGATATAGAGTTGGGTTTTTGCTTTCAAATAACAGAGTACTTTTAGATATTAAAGAGCTTTTTTAGTGAATATTTGTGTGTTTATTTATATTTTAAGGTATTTTATTTGTATAAGGCGATTATTTACGAAAAAGAAATCGTAGTATTTTAATATTATTGGTGAGTTTTTAGTTGACTTTTTATTAAAAATATGAGATTATTAAAAGATGATTAAAAATATAAATATAGATTTTATAAAGTTTGTGAGTAAATGTTAAAATCCTTTATTTTTTTAGATATAAGGCAATTAACCATGATCTGGAGTTTGTATGTCCTTTAAATTACCTTATAGATATAACCATTATATGGGGGAGCACGTTGACGCTTCGTCGGCTCTTACATTTATTAGAGGAAATAAGTTTGATACTACCAAAGATGGTCAAGGTAATCCCGAAGTAGGGATGCTTTATTTTAATACTACTGAAAATAAATTAAAATTATGGTCGGGTACTTTGTGGGAGGAAGTAGTATCTGGCAGTGTTATAAAATCTATAGATTTAGATACTTCTGCTATTATTTTTGATGATTTTATAGGGGTAGATTTAAATTGGTATATATGGACAAATATAAAAGTTGGTAATTCCTCATTAACCGCTATTGAAGATAATTTTGGTATTATTAGGATAAGAAGTGGTGAAAATGAGGGAGATTATTGTACATTATCTAATGCTATTAAGTCATTTACTATTTCTGATAATTTAATTATGAAATCTGGATTTAAATTAGGTCATGTTTCAGATTTAGTGGCATATATTGGTTTTTATGATAATTATTCCAATAAGGTTGAGTTTAGAGCTGATACGTCTACAGGGTATTGGCACACAGTAACATCTTCTGATGGTAATCATACTGAGAATCAAACATCTGTATCATTAGATACTTCTTTTCATCATTTTTTGTTAGATATGTCATCATCTAGTGTAGTATTTAAAATTGATAATAATGTAGTAGCTACGCATGCTACAAATATACCGTCTACTATTATGTATTATCGCGCTCAAGTTGCTAGAACTGCTGGAATTTCTGTTAGGGATGTTTTTTTGGATTATGTTTATATTTATAGTGTAAGACTTTATTAATTTTTGGAGGAAACAGTGCCGGTACTAAAAAGACACTATAGAGTTTGGTGTTCTGAGTGTTCAGATTGGAGTGACATAGTAGAAGAAGATAACTCAGAGGTATTATACTGCCCTATGTGTTACAATCAAGCAACGGACGTATCGAATTTAAAATTTATGATAGTAGGACATCCTGTGACAAATGAAATTTTGGCAGGCAGTCATGTTTTTGAGATGTTGCCGAAAGGTGATAGATGGGTAAGACATTCTGGTAGTGTTCAATTTGTTTCAAAGCTGTCATTTTTGCCAAATAACATAAAAATTTTAAATCTGATTATGGATTGTGCTGGAGAATTTACTATAACAAAAATTAGTAAGAGTGGGTTTGAATTTAGTGTGTCATGTTCGGCAAATGAGCATAAAAGAGGTATGTCGATTGTAGCGTTTGACTGGGAAGTTGAAAAATAAGAGAGGTGTCTATGACTTTTAATGCAAGTGGTCTTACTTTTAAATGTTTTGATACTATAACATCGCATGACTTTTGTGATGATACAGATTGGCCTATAGACGAGAATGAAAATAAGACAAGTATTTGGAAAGTTCAACCTTATAGCGGAGAGCTTTTTGAGATAATTGATGTTAGAGTGTTTATGAGTTCTGATGTTGTAATGAATACCAATTTAATTATAGAGTTGTGGTCTGACCTTGATTCAGAAGATCCATTAAGAGTCATTACATATAATGGTAGGCGGTCTTTTATTTGTAGGGCGGATCGGATAGAAAAGGTAGATCATAGTTGTGCTGTAGGTAACAATGTTACGCATGACGTACATATTTATATTATTAATTTTGCTCAAAAAGTTGTTTTATGGTCGTCTACTGGAACATATCAAGGCGATACAAAGGCTAATTATATGACAATTAGACTTGAAAGTAATTCTCCACTAAAAAATGAAAATAACAGTCCTGGGCAGTTAGCAAGGTGTCGTTATTATCTTTCACGATATTTGGAAGGCTAAATGTAGTATTTGTTAAGTTTTTAATGGTAAATTTTTAAAATATTTGTTGACAAATACCGCGATTGTGGTATAATTTATTCAGTAGAAATTTTTTATTAAAAAATATGGAGGTTTTTATGAAGATCATTAATGCAGATATAATAAGTTTTGTTAATATTATAAATGCAAAAGTTCTAAACAGCGTATCTTTGAGTGTTAGGGCTAATTTGGCACTTCAAAGAAATAAGAGGTCTTTTAATGATTTGTACGAGTCTATTGTAGAAATGGAAAAAGATCTAAAAGAAGACGTTGTTATTAAAGAGTATGTTGGAAAAAGAGAAGCGTTGAAAAAATCTTGTGTTAAGGATGATGGTACAAGCGATGAATCAATGCTGAAATTGGAACTGGACAGTCTGGAACAAAAATATAAAGAAAATATTGAAAAATTTAATAAAAAGGTTTCTGATTTTAATAGTTTATTGCTTGAAGAGGCGGATGTGAAAGTTTATAAGTTTTCAGTGTCCGATTTAGAGGAAACCTCTAAAATTCCAGTAGAGGTTTTTGACATTCTTTACAAGTTTGTAGAAGATGAAGAAAATTAATGGAAAATTTTTCAGGATTTAAAAAAAAGAATAAATTAAAAAATTATAAACCAAAATTAGTAAATGCTTCTAGCTATGACCAGGAGGAATTAGTTAGAGGTGTTTTACCTGATGGTGCTTCTTTGTATAGTAAATCTGCGAATTTTACAGCTACACCTTGGGCTAGTACTTCTTTTTTTGGCGGTGGGAATAATGTCTTTCATACGCAAAGACCTTATATGCCAGAATTTGATTCACCTGATCGGCAATTTTTCCCTAAAAGTTTAAAAGAGGCTAATTCTTATTGGAGACTTTTTTATAAAGCTGATCCTGTGTTTGGTACTGCTATGGATATGTATAGTACTATGATGTTTGGAGAGTTTGACATATCCTTGGAGAATGGCGTTGATGAAACCATAAAAAATAAACTTATGGATATGTGTGAGAGAACTTTATTTTTGGATAGAGTTCAAACACTTGTAAGGGAGTTTTTGGTTTTAGGAGAGGCTTTTCCGCACAATTTTTTTGATGAATCTCTTGGAATTTGGTCGTACATAGGGTTTCATAATCCGGATAATATTGAAGTTATAGATTCTCCTGTTGTAGATATGGACCCAATTATAAATTATATTCCAGATCAAGAATTGAAAGATTTACTAAATTCTAATACACCTGAGTCTTTTGAGATTAGAAAAAGGTTACCTTCTTCGTTTATTTCTAAAGTTTTGTCTAATCAAAAAATTAGAATTAGTCCCGTGAATTGTTCATTTATTCCAAGAAAATTACATCCTTATGATTTGCGCGGTACTTCTTTAGGTAGTAGGTTGTGGCGAATTTGGATGGTGGAAGATGCTGTTTACAATAGTACAATAGCAACATTTAGAAGAAATGCAGCTCCATTAAAAGTGGTTAAGCTTGGAGACCCAAATACAGGTTTTATCCCGTCTAGAGACTCTGAGCAAAGACTGTTATATATGTTATCTCAAGCTGAAATGGACCCAAATGCATATTTAGTGTATAATTATGCTATTAACTTTGAAGCTTGGGGGACGAATGACAGAGCCGTAACTTTATCGCGGGAGCATGATACTATAGAGAAAGTTAAATTGGCAGGGTTAGGGCTTTCTAAGTCTTTTTTATCAGGAGAAATAAGTTTTGCTAGTGCGAAGTCTGGTTTGCAGGTTTTTTTAAGAAGACTATTGTCTTTGAGGCAGTTTTTTGAAAGTTACTGGATACAACCTAAGTTTTTTGATCCAATTATTCAGATTAATGATTGGAAAAAAAGCACAGAAGCTGAGTTAAGTCATAGGGTTAGGATTAGAAAGAATTCAGATGAAGCAGATTCGGTTTATTTGTCACCAAAGATTAAATGGAAGAATAAATTAGATTATACTGTTGATACTGAGTTGATAAATGCATATATGCAATTAAGAAACTTTGGGTTTAAAGTTTCTAAGGAATCTATCGGGTCTGCAGTAGGTTTGGATTGGAGAGATGAGTTAAATAAGTCAGCGTATGAGTTTGTAGAAAAGGATACTATTTTAGAAAAATCTTTGGGTGAAGTTGGAAAGAGGGTTTTTGAGCAAGATGAAGCCCGTACAATTCAACAAGTTCCAGGGGCTCCTGGTTCTGGAGCTAAGCCTCCTTCCCAAAAAACTAAGTCAGAGCCAGGTACAACACCTGTTTCTAAGCCCCCTGGAAATTCAGATTCTGTAAAAACTCCACTTTCTGAAGATATAGAGCCAATTTCTAAAGGTGATGGTAATTCTTTATGAAATCTTTTTTTGAAGATATGTTAAGTTCTGAAGATACTAAGGATTTTAATAATTTTGATTCTTTTTTTGTTGGTGAAGGGTCTAAGTCTTTGTTAAATAAAAAGAGGCAATATGACTTTAGGCAGCTACTGGACAATTTTAATGTTTTTTCTTCAGAAAATAATTTGTTAGTTGACGAGGACGAGATTTTGATGGAAGAAGATCTGTCTGATTTTTCTAAGAAATCAGATAAGGTTGTATCTTATTGTGATCTTTACTTTAAAAGTAAAAAAGAGGCTTATGACATATTTGATTTTATAAAAATTAAATCGAAAAGAAATTTTGGAAAACCTCTTAGAGAAAAAGATTTGATTCTGCAGCTAGATGATTATAATCTAGTAGATTATTTAGAAAAAAATAAATATGATTTGGGTATTGTTTGTAATTTAGCTAGGTTAAAAGCTTTTTTTGATATGGGTTTTTTAGAGGTTAAGTTTTATTCATCAGATTGTTGCTCCTTGTGTTCTTCAAATAATTTTAATGTTTATAAGACAGAGGGTTTAATTCTTAGTTTATCTAATAATAACTTTTTTATGCATGGAGAAAGTAGTGGTATTTTTTTCCCAGTTATAAGGAATAGGTCAGCTTTTAATGTGTTTGATGGGGAAATTAATAAAAAAAGATTTGTAAATAGAAATAATGTTTCATTTTTTAATGTTCCAAATGAGCTGTTTTTTGTTTTTAATGATCTGTTGAATAGTTTTTCGTATAATTCTATTGAAAAAGTTTTTTTTGTTAATTTTTGTGAAGATCGTTTTTTTGATTTTTCTAATTTTGTAAGAGAGCGTGGAGATTCTTTATATATTCATAATGGTTACGTAGATTTATACGGACCTATTGATTTTTTATTTAGTTGGCTTAGCACACTAGAGCTAGATATTTGTAATTTTATTAAAAATTCTGATAATTTTTATTATTTTAACGGTAGAAAAGTTATTAATTTTGACGGAGTATATTATGATCTTGATCATAATGAATTTATAAAATAAGGTGGGTAAAATGTTTAAAAAACAAGGTGATTGTGGTGAAGTTTTAGGTCCTGTAGTTGATTTAAATGAAGAAAAAAAAGAATCTGAACTTAAAGATGACGACCAAGAAGAGGAAAAGGGCCATCAATCTTGAAATATTTTATTGTAAATAAGGGTAGGATTCCTGTTGCCGTTGTTGGACATTCTTATTTGAAGAGCGAATACTCAATTAAGTCTAAGTCGAAAGCATTTTATGATGCTTTTTGCTATTCTGTAAATTTTAATAAAGGGGTTTTTAGAAAAATTAACAATGAGTTAAGGTATTTTCGGTTGGATGTTACTAATCCTTCCTGGTCAGATATTGTTTTGAAAAGGGCTTGTTGTGAAAGTTGGTCTTTTTCTGAATATTTGTTTGAGGGAGATTTTTCTGAATTGGTTAAAAAAATTTTAAAAAATTAAAAAAATAATTTTTTTACGTATTTTTTATAAGCTTTTCTTTTTTATGGTATAATTATACAGATTATATCTATCTATGTTTCTTCTTTTTTTAAGTAGTTTGAAAAATTATTAATAATTTTATGCATTTCTGAAATTTTATTTTTATCAAAATTTTTTGTTTTTTGAAAGTAGAGGACTTAATGCCTTTTAAAAAAATTTCTTCTGTTGAAATATTAGGCTTTTTTTCTAAAGAAAGTAAAAGAAAAACTGCCAATAATAAGATTTATTCTTATTATATAGATAACGATGTTTCTATTAATCTAGAAGAAAAACTTGATGCGGTAGCTGATTTTTATAAAATTAGCAGAGATCCTTCAAATTATTTATTAATTCCTGCAAGAGCTAATAGTGTTGGTAGATTTAATTCTAATTTAGATGGTTGGACTTTTAAAGAAATTTCAAATTTTAGACCAGAGTTAGGCTGTAGAACCTATTCTACATATAATAATAAACCGCACTTTGTAGAACATAATTCTAGTAAGTTTGAGGTAGCTAGAGGGGTAATTTTAGATTCTCATTTAAATTTAGATAATGATGCTGATGATTTTACTAAAGAAGCAGTCTTGCAGACTATAGGGCATGAACCAACAAAAGATGTGTTTGTAGAGGTTATACTTGCAGTAGATCAGTCTAAAGATCCTAAATTAGCGCAAGCGTATAAATCTGGTTCAATAAAAACTTTTTCTATGGGGGCGGATGTTGAGTCTACGACATGTAACATTTGTGGAAATGTTGCAAGGTCATCATGGGATTTTTGCCCACATATTATAGGGAAGCATAAAAGAAGTGTCTATAAAATGGCGGATGGTTTAGATAGGTTAGCTGGAGAGCTATGCAATGGTACTATTTTTCAAGAACTCTCAGTTGTATCTGACCCTGCAGATAAAACAGCAATAATTCAAGATAATATATTGGAGATTTTTAGTAAGGCTGCTTCAGAGAATAAGTTGTCTACTTCAGATTTAAGTGAAATAGCATCTTTTTACATAAAACATGCAAAAGAATTTCCAGTAAGTTTGGCTAAAATGGTCAATAACTTTTTAAAAGAGGAAGCTAATGAAAATAGAAAAAATTGATTTGTTTAAAACAGTTATGGACATTCATAATAAAGGGGCTCTTTCGCTTACTGCTGAAGAAAAAGATATTATAGAAGCTGAGACGAGATCTCTGTTAAATAGTTCTTTTTCCTCTAAAAAAGCTGAACCTATTCCGAAAGGTTTTGAGGATTTTTTGTCAAAATTAAAATCTGCTGAAAACCCAGACGAAGCTTTTTCTATGATTTTATCGTTTTTAAAGGATAGTGGGGTGCTGCCTAATAAAGAGGATGGTTTAGGTGCTGTAGGTCCGGATGTTGTTGATTTAAAGGATGATTCTGCTGGTAGTCATGGTTTTGGAAAGTCTGACATTTTTTCGGATAAGCCAGAAAAGGGCTTTGATAAAAAACCAGAAGATAAGCCAGAAAAGGGCTTTGATAAAAAACCAGAAGATAAGCCAGAAATAGGCTTTGATAAAAAACCAGAAGATAAGCCAGAAATAGGCTTTGGTAAAAAACCAGAAGATAAGCCAGAAATAGGCTTTGGTAAAAAACCAGAAGTAAAAGATAAAGTTGATTTAAAAGAAAAAAAAGAGTTGGATATTATTCCTGAAAAGAAGAAGTTAGATAATAAGTTGGATTTATTGGAAAAAGAATCTAATGAGGAATTTGAAGAAGATCTTTCTTCCTTGAAAGATAAATTATCTGAAAATGATTCTTTAGATGAAGGAAAGTTGGATATTAACATGGGAATTAAAGAGCCTTATCTTGCAGCTAAAGTAAAAGTTAAAATAACTGCAAATAAAGATATTTTAGCTTATTATGATGGAAAATTAGTATTTCTTGCTACTCCAAAAAATAAAGATAGAGAGAGTGCAAATAACTTAAGAAGATTTGCTAATAAGGTTTACGGGCATATTATATATGATGGTTTTAAATCTGCTGCATTAAAATTTGGTGCTGCTCTTGTTGGTGGTGCAGATTCTGATGTTATTGTAAATTTTGATGAAAAAATTGAAGAAGCAAAAAAGCCAGTGACTGAGTGGGCAGAGGATGTAATAAAGGAGCCTATCGAGGATCTTAAATCCGATGTTTCTGATGATATGTTTATTAGCGCTGAAGAACAACCAGATGCTCCTTCTGAAAGCGTGTTAGATGATGTTGACGATGAAATTGCTTTAGAGAAAAAGAAACTTATTGATTCAATTGGTGGGGCTGAGGGTGTTGTAACAGAAGAGAAAATAGATAAACAAGAAGAGGATGTTCTTTCTGATTCTGAGGTAAACTTTAAAGAAGCTTCTATTTATTATCAGAGATTGTATGCTAACCGTGCTGAAAAGATGGCGAAAGACGCTGTTGACGTTTTTATAAAAAAATTTATTAGAGCTTTTAAACTGGCGGCTAAGCGGATGGAGCTAAATTATGATGAGCACCCATTTAAAGCTGCTGCTGTTGATATATTGGTTGACAACTCTCTGAGGTTTTCAGATGGAGTTGAATATGCTGGTATGGAGGAGAGAGACGCAGTTGAACTTACAGAGCGGATAGCACAAATTGGTCATGATGCATTTGTTAATCTTATTTTAGAGAGAACTCATTCATTAATGAAAAAGAGTGATGAATATTTAGTTGACTTGGAATCAGACCTCGAAAATGTTTCTACTAAACCAGTTGAGGTTGATTTGCAAAGGAAAAAGTCTAAAAGGAGTGAAGAATTAAAAAAGGTAGCAAAAGAAGGTAATTTTTCAATTAAATCAGATTTTGGAGTTGATATCTCCGAGTTTAATAGCGATAACACTGATGATTCGGAATTAGCTATTAATAACACATTTTTGGCTAAAAGAGCTAAAAGGCTTTTAAATGTTAATTCTAGAAAAGGAGCGTAAAAAATGACGTTTGATTCAAGAGTAGAAGCACTTCGCATTAGCGATGTAGCTCGTGGCTTTGATCACCAAAGATCTCAATGGTTGGTATGCTACGGGCACCATGTTGCAGCATTGACGGCTACATTTGAAGCTGGAATGCTGGTTAGTAAAGATTCGGACGGGAATGTTGTAAGGTGTGACGGCACAAAAGTGTTTGGAGTTTCTCGTTACAATAAAGCAGTAAGTTTCTATGCTGCAGTTGTTGGGGAATACATACAATTGAACGGAGTTGTGCCATCTTCGTTGGCTCATGCTAGTTTGCTAACAGCCGGTATTAGAGTAGGGCAAGCTCTTACTGGTGCACCTTATGCCGTTACTACGGATTACACCTTTAATCCAACAAATGGTACGGTAACGAGAGTTGCAACGGGAGCTATTGCTGATGGCGCGTTTGTATTCGTTAATTATCAGTATGCGCTTCTTCCGTCTGAGTTAAACAGAGATGGTTACAATTTTTGGAATTTTTCTGATGATGTAAGCATTCAAGGCGATAAGGTAAGTGTAGTAGAGTCTCCTGCTTCTGCTATTTTTGTAACTGCATATGATCCTACGCAAACCTATGGTATTGGGGATGTACTTACGGCTGGTACCACAGCTGCAGGTCTTTCCGGGTTGTTCACAAAAGGTGGAGCGGGCGCTGTAGTAGGCACAGTCATTCAAGTTCCTACTCCGGATGATCCTTTTTTGGGCGTAAGCTTTAAGTAAGAAGAATAGGAGATAAAAATGAGTTATCAAAATCCATACAGAAAAATAACCAATGCACAGAGTGCGTCAAGACGCTTGGCTGCAAGACCTAAGACGCATCTTGAAGAAAAGCAAGACGAAGCTATCTTTGATGAATCCGGCGAATTTAACCCTCAAGCTTATGATGCTCCTTCTTCGAAAGAAGCTAGTAGAGCTGAAGACCGAAGGATGTTTGATGATAAGGGAGAGCTAAATGCTTATGACAAAAAAGACGCTCTTCAACAAATTCAACATCTTTTTGCGACTACAAAAAAGAATGCAAATAAACTGTCCATGTATAATCCTGATAGTAGATTTACTCGGGATGAGCAACGACGTGTTCTATCGGCGGCTTTGCAAGACCCAAGTGGTCATGGCATGCATGTCATTGGTCAGCAACTAGCGCTTCCGATTAAGGTTATTCTTGATTATGAAGGTTTTATGCGAAAAGTCTTTAGAGTTAGAAAACTTAGTCAAGCTGAACTTTTTAGGATTCCTAAAGATATTCGAAGTGTTGCTTATGTTATTGGCCAGGATGGTCAAACTCCAGAAGCAAGAATTAAAACCACATGGATTACTCCGGAAGAGTTTAAAGTTTCGTCTATGCCGACAATTGATATTCAGGATATCTATCAAATGAATTTTGATGTTCTTGAAAGGGCGCAAGACACTGCAAGACAGGAAATTGAACTTCAAGAAGATCGGGCAGGTATAAATCTGATAGATAGAGCTTCTAGCGCAGTAAATAGCGTTACTTCTTTTGCAAGTCTTGAAATTGGGGCATTTGAGGATGTTCGTTTTCAAGTTGAGAGACATCGTTTGATCGTCGAGAAATTCCTAATTTCTCGTGCTGAAGTTAGCGACATCGTGAAAACCATGTCTTCTGCGGTTGACCCGGTTACTGAGCGAGAACTATTGTTGGCTGGTTATATTGGTAACATTCTTAATGCTCAAATTATTACATCTGCTGGAACTGGTGTGGAAGAAGTTATCCCTGCTGGTACTTTTTATGCCGTTACAGGTCCGGATTATTTGGGCGAATTGGGTGAAAGAATCCCGCTTCAATCTGAACCTTATAATAAGTATGCAGTTAAAGAATTCGTAAAAGGTTGGGCGTTCATTGAAATGATCGGTTTTGGTTTGCCTAATGCTAAAGCTGTTGCAAAAGGGCAAAAATAATTAATTATTTTTAGTAAGGGGTTGCACACAACCCCTTACTAATTTTTACCCTCTATTTTTGAGGAGGTTAGCGAGAGCTATGTCTAAAGATGTTCTAGTTCCTGTTTTAGATCAATATAACAGGTTTATTTCTAGCACAAATCCCGCCAAAGCTCGGATTTTAATCAAAAAAGGCAAAGCTCTTGTTTTTAACAAAAACCCCTTTATGATCAAACTATTAGAGGGAGAAAGGTGTTTCGACATGGCTAAAATCACACAGAGGAAAAATACGTACAATAATTTTACAAATTATTTTAAGTCTGAAAGAGAGGTTTTTATTCAAAATGTTGGTGGCACGCAGATTTCACTGAGTTTTATGAACGGCGGGCAAAAAGAGTTTATAACACTACCCAATACGAGAAAACCTTATAATCTAACATCACATTTACCGTTTGAGTCTATTAAGTACAGCACGGATTTTAGGAAGCTTTTGATGAGAAGACCTCAAATTTTGGTATTGTTAGAGGAGGAAGATTTTATTAATTATTATGAAGGGGCTGCAGCATCTAATGGTACTACTATAGAGGAGGAAATTGATTCTGCTGAGCAGCTTTTGTATAATCTTACTGCAAAGGTCAGAGATCCGGTTACTCCCGTAAAACATGAGCAGCCTTATAAAGAGAATTTTGAAAATCTTGAAAAAAGGGTTGAAATTAATTCTAGGGTTACTGGCTTATGTGCACTAGCAATGCCTGAAATGGAGGATGAACGTGTTTCTGAGTTTGATTTTGTTGAAGAATTAAAGAGCCTTGGCCCGGATTTGAGTATTCATGATTGGTCATTTGTTCAATCAAATGGTATCTACGATAAGGTAAAGAATTTAGCAGCTCAGGCTATTTTAGAACTTACTGCAGATAACTAATTTTAGTTTTTTTCCAGCCCTCTTTATTTCTTTATTGATTTCCTATTAATTTATGTTATAATAGAAATTAACTATTTTTTAATATGGAGCTAAAAAAATGGGTCAATTTATACAAACAAACAGAGAAGTTGTGCTTGAAGCTTCTGGCGTGGCTGGTGATTCAGTACGAATTTGGTCTGCACCTACAAGTGTTCCTATTCGCGGACTTTCTATTTTTGTTACGTCATCTGGGGTGATAACTGAAGCTGGAAATTTGGAGTGGGAGGTGTTTTATGGCGGGCGTTGGGCGGGTACTCCATATGCGGAAGGTTCGTTACATTCTGGTGGGGTATCACAAAGTTCTGGCACGATTTCTGGTTCGGCTGAAGTTGCGGCTGTTGTCTTCGAAGACTTTATTTTACTACCGGCTAACAATCTAGCTAATGTTAGGTTTTCAACACCTATAGTTTTAAAGTTGACGAATAAGAAAGCAAAGGCTTTAAAAATTTGCGTCTCATTTATTTTAGAGACTATCGCCACTTCGTTTTAAATGGAGGTATAGTTATGGAAGAATTTTTGGGGATACTTCAACAATATGGCCCGTATATAGGACTACCAGTTATTATTTCTTATATTGTACAGAAGTTGAAAATTTATGTAAAATTTTTTAGGAATCATCACATCGGTGTACGATTATTGCCGGTAATTCCTTTAATATTGGGTATTTGTGGAGGGTTTTTGCTTCCTTTGGAATCTTGGAAGGACAGTATATTGATTGGTGGCGGTTTGGGGGCATTAAGCAACGTGTTATATAAGGCAGTTACAGTTACCTTTGCAAAGACTTCTGCAATTGTTGATAAGGAAGGTTTGTCAAGTGAAGATTAAATATTATGTAGATAAGTTCTTTTTATTTTTTAAAAAGTATTCTAAGTATATTATCTTTGGTATATCTGTATTAATATTTTTTGCATTGACATATTTTTTAAAAAATTCTTATTTAGATAAGCTGATATCTTCTTATAAATTTAATATAAAAAAGAGAGAACTAGAGGTTGCAAATTTAGAAACTGAAAAAGCGTTGCTACTGTTAGATCTTGACCAAAATAGCGCAGAAATTGAAAAGATAAATGAAAAAATAAATAGTGTATATGAGGATATACAAGAAAGTAGAGAAAAAATTTCTGAGTTAGAATTATCTAAAAAGTTAGATAAGTTTGATGAACTGGGGTATTAGTATGAGAATGTGTGTATGTTTTTTGTGTATTTTTTTAATTTCCTTTAATTGTTTTTCTTATGAGAATAAAGAAATTATTACATACAAAGGAAAAGTTGGATTTTTCTTTGATGAAGAAACTGGGACTAAAATTTTACAAGATTTAGCGGAGCTTAGAAAGATTAAGGCAGAGTTAATCCCACAATTAGAGGCAAAAATAAGATTGCAAGAAATGAATTTGGAAAAATATAAGCTAAGTTTGGAGTTAGCAGAAAAAATAGCAGGTAAATGGGAAAGCGCTTTTAAAGATTCTGAGAAGTTAAGGTATGCTGAGATAGAGAAGCTCTCTGAGAAAATAAAATGGTATAAAACGCCTTCATTTGTTTTTGTTATGGGTATTGTTTCTGGTGGATTATTATCTGTAGGGTTAGCTTTTGGTTTAAATAATGGGTATAAAAAATGAGTATACATGGTTTATTTGTTAAATTTGATAAAATAGCGGATAAGGTAGTAGAACAAGAGGAAAAAGAACAGGATAGTTCTTCTGAAGACAAAAAACAAGAAATATTTAATAAAACAATAGAATTTATTCGAGATAAGGAAGTTTTATCTGATACTGAATTACATAATTGGGCTGAGTCAGAAGGTTTTGATGTTTCTGAAGTGGAAGAATTGATGTATTTTTTGGCGTATAACTTTGTTCACATTTTATTTGCAGGGAAATCATATGAAGCTGGAATTTCAGAAGATGATGTAGATCCAGATGAGTTGAAGCAGGGGGTAAAAGTAGAAATGGAACATACAGATGATGCAAATATTGCTAAAAAGATAGCATTAGACCATTTAACTGAATTAAGTGATTATTATTCACGTCTTAAAAAAATGGAAGGAGACAAATAAATGGCAACTGCAACAATTTCTGGAACCATTACATTCCCTGTTTCCGTGGGCGGACCAAATGCTTCGTTAACCTTTGGAGCACCAGCTATAAACCCTTCTTCTTCTAGTGGACCAACGTTGACATTTAACGAACAATCTACAAATACATATAAAATCGCTGTTGGGGCACCTTTTACAGTTCCTTTTGGTTCTATTTCTGGCGCTAATATTTTGTATATCGGCAGTGATCAGCCAATTTCTGTTACGTTTGATGGTCACGCGGATTCGTTTTCATTAGCAGAAAACGGGTTTATTCTTTTGTATAAGGCGGATTCCTCTTCGTTGGTTATTGAGGCAATTTCTTCAACGGCTAATGTACAAATAATGATTATTGGAGATTAATAAAAATGATTATTCAACCAGGGTTAAATTCTCCATCTACGTTAGATATGGTAGAGTTAATCCGTACTACAGGGAAGAAGTTTGTTGATGTAACTTTTTCAGATAATTGTGGTAATCCTGTAGATATTGATGAATCTATTAAACCTACCGGTGAACCTAGAGGTGAACTAGATCTTGAAGTTACTACTGTAGGGGGTTCAGTATTATATTCAGAATCATACTTTCCAAAGTCTCAAAATAATAGAGTTGTACATCCAAGTGCTGGAAAATATCAAATAAAATGGGGAGATGGAGACAACGAAACGACTTTTCAAGAGGGGCTACTATTTAACTGGCATATTAGGCAAACTGAGAATTCGGAAGATTATTATAGGACGCAATTAGTTGAAGTAGTTTCACCTAAAACTTTATCATTATTGCCTTATTTTCGATTGATGTTAGATAAAAGTTTGAAAGTTTTGATTCCTGAAGATTGGTGTACCTTGGGGTATAGTGATCCACAGCTTATTGTTTATCTGAAAATAGGGCTATCTAGAATTAATGCAGCACAGCCTTATACAAGTTGGTCAAGTTTAGATGCATTTCCTTTGGATAGAGGTTTAGATATTTTATTGAGGAGTTCATTAATTTCGGCTTTAGATTCTCAATATCTTTTTGCTGTTGATACAGATATTCCAGCTTATGCTGATCAAGGGCATTCTTTTGTTATCACTCATGGTCCACAGATAAAAGCATTGAGGGATTCACTTTCGAATGAATTGGATAGAGACATTAGGGCATTTAAAATGCATTATGTTACATCTGGTTCACTCGGTGCAGAATTCAGATTAGGTTGGGGGTTTTACCTTACAATAGCTAGTACTCCTCCAGGGTCTCTTGTTAAAAACATTTTTTCAAATATTTAAGTAAATGAAGAGAATAGAAATAGATTTGACAGATATTGCTAACTTAGATAACTATATTTTTTGGAAAATGTTGGAGAATCAAGAGTTTAATAAATTTATAAATGAATTAAGAAGTGCTTCTGATGAAGCGTCTGTCAATAAGATTCTTGGAAAATTTTTTGAGTGGTATGAACATACTGGAGATTTAGAAAATAAAAATAAAGGGAAAAAGAAAAAACAAAAGAAACTTTCTAAGAAAAAACAGAGGATGCAGGAAAAATATATTGAATACCTTGATAGCAGGAATAAAGAATAGTGACGTGTATTGATGACAAAAATGGATGTAAGGGACTTGGGAGGTCTGCTGTTGGCTATTGGGGGAGGTCTGTTTTTAGAAGGTTAAGATCTGAGCAAATTATCAATAAGGAAAGAGCGCTTTTACAGGATCAATTGTCCACCGGGATAAGGACTAATCTATGGATTGGCGTTAACAGTGGTAATATTTGCAATTGTTATAAAAAAAGTAATACGCAAGCGGATAGAAAATGTAAAACATGTCATGGAGTTATAAATGGCTATGTTCCTGGTTATTTAAAGTTTGGATATGAAACTTTTTGGATGTCTCCGGTAGATTCCGATGTTACATTAGTTAATGCTGAGGTTGTTAACGATTTTAAATCCTCTAAGGTGGCATTAGCTGAAGGGGCTCTAGAAGGATATATTGAAAGTGGCGATAAGATTTTTAGTAGGGTAGTTTTTGGTTCTTTCTGGGAATATGATGTAGCTTCATATTTGATGTATGAAGACAATTCTTCTGTAGTGTTAGAATTTTCGTTAGATTCTGGAAGTAATTGGTTTGATATTTCCGAACTAAGTGTTTTAAATCCTGTTTCTGGAACTATTAGATTTAGGGCTACGTTATTAAGGGATAACGAAGATATTTTATCACCGTATTTTGAAATTGTTAGGGCAAGATATTCTAAGGTTCCATTGAGAGTCGAATCAAATAATGGTTCATATTTGTTTGGTCCTTGGATTTTAATTTTGAATAGTAAACCATTTAAAAATTATTTAAAATCTGAATATGGTGATTATCCATCTATTGATGGTATGAGCTTTTGGACTTCAGGTTTGAGTTATTTCGATCCAAATATTGTAGCTGGTAGTAAGGAAGAGCTTTTGGAGGGTCCAAATATTATTTTTGAGTTAATAGATGGGGCTTTATCTGGAACTAGGTATTTGTGCACTAGTTGGCAAAATAGTGACCCATTAGGTCAGGTTATAATGACGCAGACATTTAGTATGAGAAGAGTAGATCCTAGTGATCCTTTCTCATTGGTTTGGTAAGATGGCTATATTTGAAAATTTGGATGATAGGAAGTTTGCACCAACTGATCCATTTGATCCTACTGACGTCCCGAGATTTTCTCAATTATCGGAAACTGCTAAAGATGTTTTTGCTAAAGAAATTACTGACTTTTTTAACTATAAAACGTATGACGGTATTGAAAAGATAAAAGTATTTCCTAACATTAAAAAATTTGCTTTAGGGGCTTCTAATTCTCAGAATTCATTGGAAACTGTTGTTAATTTTATTATGGCTTTTGGTGATACTAAAGATAAGTTTCCGATGATATCAATAACTTCTCAATCTATAAAAGAGCGGAAAATGAGTTTAGGCTCTAATTTTGTAGGGTCTTTTCAGTATGCGCCTTCTGTTGTTGGTAGGAACTCTGGACCATTTAATTTGTCTAGTAGTGTGGATAGTTTATGGTTTTTAACAATAAAAACTAGACCTTTAGGTACGGACGAAGAAGAGCCTTTGTCCATTCTTTCTTTTGTACCTGCTATGTTTTCTAATCTTTCTAGTGTAACGGCTTTAGAAATCTCTGATAAAATAAATAAATCGCAAGCTTTGTACTATACATTATCAGCTACCAATTCTGGAAAATTGAGGATTTCTACTGGAGGACCTTGTGCGAATTCAACTCCAAATTATGTTGAAATTGTTGATGGAACTCCAGAATTATTGAATATTTTAGGGTTTTCTATAGGGGATTCGGATGATTATTTAAGTACTACTAACTTGCCAAAAAATAGATATGATATAGCAGGTGATGCGGTAATTAGTATAGATGTTGTTTCTGATGATCTTAATACCAGAACAGAAGTATCTGATTTAGTTTATAATTTTTTTACTTTTTATATGGAGAAAAGAAAATTTGAATTTTTTGGTAGAAGTTATTTTGAAAGGGAGACGGATCCTCCAGAGTGGTTTCATATAATATTAGATAACAAATTTAGTTGGTCTACTGAGTTTAATAGACCAAGACCTGGCGGCGAGCAGTATGAGTATATTTATGCTATTCGTGGAAGTGTTCCTATCTTTATAGAGGATTTTATTGATAAAGATATAAAATACGGCGATTTGTTGCTTAGAGATAGAATTAGTTATGATGGGTCTTTTCCTAATGGTGATTACAACCAAGATAACTATAAGTATCTTTATAAAAAGTAGTAGTGTTTATATTAGAAATATAAGTATTAATTAATATTTTTTACGTTTGGTTCTCTTTTTGTTGTTTTTTTGAGAAAACCTTTTTTAGTTTTAAATTTCCTATATGTTTTACTTTATAATATTCTGTAGTATATAAAACTTTAATCTATTTGCATGTGCTTGCAAAATGAATAAAAGGAGTAACGAATGCCTTTTGGAATAACTAGATATGTTGATCCGGGAGTCTATATTAACAGAAGAACTCAACCAGGTTCTGTAACAGTTACAACGGATAAGGCTTTATGCCTTGTTGCTATTGCTCCAAGAACTAGAAGATCCACAGATGAGGCTATAGTTCGTGGAAAAGTTTATGGTGAAAGTGTTTCCTTTTCTACATCGTCTCCGTATAAAGCTACCTTGCTGAATATTTCGAATAGGGACCGGAATAACGCAAAATTATACAGAAATGGGCAATCTCTAGGTATAAGCGATTGGGATTTTGTTTCAGCTTTTTTGGTTGGAGTAGAATTGGCAGGGGCATCCGTAGATGTTTCGGTAAATAAATATTTTACAGTTTCTGTTGACGGTAAATTTCCAATAACAATAGACCTAGCGGCGGAGATTACTACACTTGGTGGAGACCCTGCAAATGCTACAGCTAGTGATATTGCAGATGCTATTAATGCTGCATTAGTGGCGTCTTCTATTTATGGTAGCAATTACTCTTCTTTTGCTTCTTCTAGCGCTGGGGTGGTTAATGAAATACTGAGGTTAGACTCTCCAGTATCATCGACTTTATCTGATATTAAGGTTTTATTGTCTATTTCCACAGATGCTGCTTCTATTATTAGTAACGGGGCTTGGGCTCCTACAGCGTCTCTTGCTGTGCAGTCTAGCAGCCAGGTTTTTTTGAAAGATTCAGCTTATAGTTCAAGTGCTGCTTACACTATTGATTATGTGTCGGTAGACTTGCTAGTTGATACTCTTGAACAAGCAGGTACCTCTACTCCGTTGTCTGATATTATTTTTGCGGGGTCTTATCCTGGGGTACATAGTTATAACAAAAATTATGATTATGAGAAACTTTCCAATAATATTGATTGGGATACTACTTCTTGGAGTCAAGCTTCTATTTTGAGCGTAGATGGACCGTTTACTGCTACTGGTACTGATTTGCGCATTTCTATTAATGGTCTTACACCAATTACAATTACACTTACCTCTGGGCTACCGAATCCAACGGCGGCTAATGTTGCTGCAGACATTAATGCCGCGCTAAAAGCCAGCGTTGTATATGGTCCCGCATTCGCGCATGTTGCTACTGTTGTTGGTTCTAAAGTAAAGTTAATGGCACCGTCTATGCTGGTGAATTTCCCCCAAGAAAAAGGATATTCTTCAGTTATTGAATTGTATCAAGGTACTACTTCAGGTGTTACTGATATTTTTGGTATAGTGTCAACTAGTTTGCCTTATTCTGTTAGGGGTACTGGGTTAAGACCTGATTTTGGAACAGTTTTTTATGTAACTTATAATTATACTAGACCTTCTAGTGATTATGAAAATCCTGTTAGAGTTTTTGATTTATCAGATCTTTATGACTTTACTAGTCCTATAACAGATGAAAATTATGTAGTTAATAAACTTGCTATTGCTGGAGAAGTTGCTTTTGAAAATGGAGTATCATCAATATGGTTAACTCTAATAAATGATAGTACATCTCCTGGGTCTCCTACGCCCACACAAGTTAATAATGCGATAGATATTTGTGAAAATAAGTCAAATATTACAGATGTTGTTGTTATAGATACAAGAGAAGCACAGGCGGTTCATTTAAGAGACCACATTTCTGCTATGTCTTCTTTATTTGAGAAAAAGTACAGAAGAGGTTGGTTTGGTATGCAAAGAGGTAGTGAAGTTGGTGATCCTGACACTCCTGATACTTTTGTATATTGGGCAACTAGGGTTTTGCAACCTGGTAATACTTCTCCTGGTAGAGGAAGAATTAATTTAATTGCCCCGGGTTCGGCTTCTAGGGTTGTAACTCTGGAAGATGGCAGGGAAATAATATTAGAATTAGATGGAAGCTATTTAGCGGCTGGTGTAGCTGCTCAATTTGCTGCTCTTCCAGGAGCTTCTGACACGCTGATGGGCAAGTTTGTTTCAGGATTTTTAACGGATGGTACTTTTGAAACTTATTTGCAAGGAGAACGACATGTTCTGGCGTCTAGCGGCGTTAATGTGATTACTTTGGATGCTGGTACTTTGAAAATGCTTGATCCGATAACCACAGAAGCTGGTGGAGGCAGATTAATTGAATATGAAGAGCCTCAAGCGTCTTCCCAAACGGATGTTGTAACAAGGACCATTGAAAATATTTTAGATCAGAATGTTAAAGGTATCGTACCGACTGATCTCGCAGACTTTATTTCAGATCTAAAAGTCTGGATTTCGTTAGCTATTGAAGCGAATATTGCTAATGGTAGTATTGGTCCTTATAGAAGCAGGGATGGGTCTATAAGGAAGATAGATTTGCTAACGGATATCCAAGTAAAGCAAGATCAATCAGATCCTAGAACATTTACGTTTAAATATTGGTTTAACTTGAAATATCCAGCTAAGAGATTTTTTGGCGAATATAGTGTAGATAATCCATTTTTTATTGGATAATAGGAGGGTATTATGCCAATACCGATAACGGCAACAAGAAGTGACCACGCTTTGACTATTCGCGTAGGTGGACTTACTATAGGTAGAATTCAGGAATGGACTCCTCAACAAAATAGAACCATTACTCCGGTATACGAATTAAATTCTGCAACTTCAGGTGAAGTTGTAGAAAATGTCCCTGGGAATATTGGCGGATTAACAATTACTGTTAATAGGCTTGATCTTTTTATTAGTAAAATGGAGCAAGCTTGGGGTCCAAATTTTAATATACTAATGCTAACTGACCAAACTACACCACTTGAGATTATAGAACGGTGGGATAATCCTGATGGTTCGTCTGAAACTTGGAGATATAGCGGATGCTGGTTTTCTTCGTTAGGAAGAACACATTCAGCTAGTGGTGATCGTATTGTTAAGGTGAACGCGTCTCTGATGTATGTGAGAAAAGATAGAATAACTTAATTTTTTGTTGACATTTTTATAATTTTTATGTATAATTACTGATTATGGTTACCCCGCTTAGGTGGGAGAGAAAAATACATAACCCAATTATCAATGGAGGATTCAATGGTTTCTAACCCCAAATCTATTCTATTAGATCTACAAAAAGAACTAGCCGGTGAGATGATCTCTGACACGTTTGTTGTTAGGGGCAGAAAATTTCTTATGACACTTCTAAATGAAGAAGAGACAAATTGGACATTTATGTTTGCAAAGACTTCTAACAATGTGTCCATTGGCTTTTCTATAAGGCTACCTACAATAGCTCTTTCTATTAGGGAGATTAATGACGTTCCTATTTCTGTTATGTTTGAGAATGATTTTAAAGCGATAGCTACCCATGATCAAATAGAAAGATGGGAAGGGGAGTACGGGTTTGATTTTAAGAAGTATGTTTATGCAGGGCTTTTAATGGACCGTCTAAAAGAGTTTCCGCCGACTTTTATACAAGAATTGCATAGTAGCTTTCAGTCTCTTGTGGATAAGAGGGATAATGCTCAAAAACAACTAAAAAACTCATTAGGGGAAGATTCGGAGAAGATAATGAGCGGGAGTATGATCGAGTCTTCCCATATTGGAGAAAAATAAGTGCTGATATATTAGTTAAGTCTAAAGTTCTTTCTAAGAAACGGGTATTGATTAGTGATCCTGCTGTTAGAAAGATGAATAGCACTCAGTGGTTATTTGAGTTAGAGAGTTTATACGCGGAAGAGGAAAAGAAAATTAAAGACTTTGCAGAAACTTATAAAGCTATAAAAAAAGATTTAATAAATATGCTTGGTCTAAATATTATGCCTATTGAAGAGGAGGTTTATATAGAAGGAACAGGTGAAAACGTAATTAAATTTAGAAGAGCTAAAGACGAAGAATATATACCGATGTCCGTTTTTACTTGTAACGAAGGACTGCTATCTGAGTTATTACGAAAAAATAAAGAATTGCTTGATCAAGAAAAAGCTGATGATTTTTGTGAATCTGATGATATGACTGTAGAAGAATTAGAGGATTACGTAAATGAAGGCATTCCAGAGTTTTTAGATGACCAAGATAAATTAGATAAATATCTAGTTTGGAATTCTCCAAAAACGAAAAAATTGTTAGACACATTGGTTACTCCAATTAGTGATGATGTAGAGGAGAATTTATCGGAAAATACTAAAAAAAGTTGTAAACCTAGAATAGTAATTGAAGATGGCAATTGATAATTATATTCTTAGTTTTGATCTTTCCAAATCTGTTTCTCAAGTTGAAGAACTAGAGAAAAGTTTTACAAATTTATCTAAGTCTATAGGGGATGTTTCAAAAATTTCTACTGATTTTGCTAAGTTGGAGAGAACTCTTACTAGCATAAATACCCTCCTAGATACTAATATCAGAAAAGCTAAACAATTTTTTTCTGTTTTTAAAAGTGGTTTAAGCTCTTCCTTGAAATATGTTTCTGATATAGATAAAACCTTATTATCAATTAATAAAAGTGCATCTGAAATAGGCGGAGGTTCCGTAGAAGGGTTGGAGAAAAAAATTGGGGAGGGGGCTTCCTCAAGTGACTCAAGATCTGCTGAAGAGATTGCTACTAGTGCACTACAAAAAGCTGAGCAGGCGCTAAAGTTAGCAGCCAAATCAATAAAGGAAGCAGAAAAGGTTGTGGGTGAGATAGGTTCCTTTGAGAAAATGGTTGGAGATATTATAAATAGTGAGGTAAGGGGGGCTAAATCAAAAATATCTGGAATTCTTGGAAATATTGGTGGTGGTGGAATTATTGGAGGTGGTATTTTTGGAAGTATTATTTCCATGATTGTTCTAGGTATTACTGAAAAACAAAGATTGGGCGCTGAACGTGGTGAAATGCTTAATATTTTTGAAGCTACTAACGACGTTTTTACTAAAAAAGGTCAAGAAGTTGTTAGTAACATGGCAAAATTCGCGGAAGAAGCCCAATTTAAATTTGCTATTGGAAGAAAAGAGGTTCAATCTGTAGTAAAGCAGTTGGTAGATATTGGTTTTTCTTCAAAAGCAATCGGAAAACAGTATAATGATGATATTTATAGTGTCAATAATAATATTGTTAATATGACTTTATCGTTGGATAAACATTTAGGTTTAGCTACAGGTACATCTATGCAAGGGGTTGTTGAATTAATAACCAAATATGGTGAATCTATTGACACGGCGGGAGCCAAGTATAAAAGATTAGCGTTAGCTGCTCAAGAGTCTGGAATAGGCATTGGTAAGTTTATTGAGGGGGTTATGTCAGGATCTTCTGCTATGGCGCAGTATGGTATTGAGGTAAAAGATGTTGAGCAATTATTAGTTAAAATTAAAGGACATTATGAGGGTATGGGTTTAGATGAAAAACAAGCAGGAGACGTTGCAGTATCCGCTACTAAGGGTATTACTGGCGGATTAGCTAACCTTGGGGAGGGCTGGAAGGCATTAGTCGCTAAAAAAATGTTTCCAGAAATGGAAACTATTTCTGCTATGCAGAAGCTGCAAGATGGAATGGCTAGAATATCAGAAGGGGCACGTTCAGGTTTTTTGATAGATATGGCTAAAGCATACTTTGAAATTGTCAAGGATAGAGCTGGGTCTTATGGATCTGAGGAAGAACGTCGAGCTAAGATGATTGCCAGCTTTAAAGAAGGGGGCAGTATGAGCCATACAGAAGCTACTGCCTTTCATGATGTTGCTGAAAAATTAGAAAAAGGGCATAAACTTTCTGAAGCGGAACAAAAGACATTAGATGCATGGGGCAAGTCATTTGAAACGGAAGGTAAGCAATTAACAGATTTGCAAAAAAATCAAAGAGAGCTGATTAGGGACCTAGCTAAGATAGGGGATGGTCTATTAAAAATTCTTACTGGTATTTTAGGGGTTTTGATTATGGGGTTTAAGTCTTTGCCCACTATAGCCTATTCCGCGTTTAAGTTTTTTAGTGGGGAAAAGGATGAAGCGGTTAATGTTTTGTCTGAGTTTTCAAAAGTAATGGAACTTCAATATTCTTCTATAGTTGATGGTGTTGGGGATGTTTTTAGTGGAGTTTCTGGGTTAACTGGTACACTGGGTGACGTACTAAAAGATATAGGAGCAAATAATTTATTGGAAGCTATTAAAACTGGTCCTTTTGGTGTAAAAAGTAGGGAGGAAAAGGCAAAAGATGAGGTTGTTGAAGCAGAGAATGAGCTTAAGGACCTTGAAGATAGAATTACCAGAGAGAAAGAGGGTAGTGGGGGTGTCATGTCTTCTTTGTCTAGGTTTTTTTCGTCAGGACTTGGGGGCGCTAGTGGTGAAAAAAGAGAAGCTCTACGCGATTCTATAAAGCAAGATGCTATCGATAAGGTAAATAAAGCATATCAAAATTTATATGACACTACAAAAGAAAAAGAAAAACTTGAACTTCCTGTTGTTCCAGAAAAGGTAAATGTTACAGGTAAAATTGATAGTCAGGCTACAAAAAAAGCTAATGACAAAATTAATAATAGTCAGGTTAACTAATGTTTTTTGATTCTACAGAATTAGATACTTTAATTTCTCAATTTGAAAAATTAGGGGAAACTATTTCTAATTTATCTATTGTTAATACTGGTTATTTTAAAGAAATTGAAGACAGTGTTAAAAAAACTTTAGATTTAGTGGAAAAATTTGATGGTAAGAAGGCTAATGATTTAAATACTGACTCTAGTAAATTAAAAGAGTATATCGGAGATATCGGTAATTATTTTGGGGTTATGACCAAGGACATAACTAATCAAAGTTTTGGTGGTTTACTAAATAAAGCTTTTAACAATTTAAGTGTATTTTCTGATAAACTTAAAAATATTAAGAGCGCTCAACGCGGCGCTAAAAAGGCGGTTGGCACAACAGGCGCTTATGCTAAAGCTGAGTTTTCTTCTTTGAAGGGGCGTTTACGATCTTTTGCGCATAAGTTAAAAATTCCTACTCCTGGAAATATATTGGCTGGAACTATTGGTATGATGGCATATGGGATTATGGATGAGCAAAGGGTTCGAGCGGAGGCGGGAGAGGTATTAAATATTGCAGTAAAAGCGGTTGATAGTGGGACAAAAAGTATTGTTGAAAATACGGTTAGCAATATTTCCGCACTACAAGAAAAAATGAGAATATTTTATGGAATCTCTAGAGAAGGTCTTCAGCAGACGTTTGATACATTGGTTAACGGAGGGTATAGATTAGCTGAGATTCAATCTACTTTTAGTAGTAGTTTAGGTGAAGTTGGAAAGACTCTTAATACTTTTGCTTTGGGTGTTGATAAATTATATGAGATATCTTCTGGCAGTACCGCTAAGAGAATGGTAGAGTATTCTGCGCTTTATGGAAAGTCTGGAAAAGAGGCTGCAAATGCTATGGTAGATTTATTAGTTGCGGGAGAAGCTAGTGGTATTGGTACGCTGCAATTTGTTAAAAATATAGAAGAGGCTGGGCGGAGTTTGAACCAGTTAGGTTTTGATATAACTTCTATTATTGATATTTCTTTGAGATTACAAAAAGCTTTTGAGTCTTTAGGGGTTCCAGAACATTTGGCTGGAAGACAGGTTTCTTTAGGTTTATCTGGTATTGCTAGTGGATTAGCTAATATTTCTGATAGTTGGGCTATGATCCTCGGAGAAGAGCTGGGTTATGGTACTGGAATAGTGGCAATACAAAATTTTAAGGATAAAGTATTACGAATAATAGAGGGTAAGGGTGAGGAAAAAGACATTGAGCAAGTGGTTGATGTTGTTTTTACTAAATTGATGAACGCTACGTCTGGTAATCCAGAGTTGAGTAGATATGTTGTAGAAAATCAATTAGGCTGGGGTTATGAAGGGGCTAAATTAGGTTATATGTTATATCAATCACTTAAATCTGGAAATAAAGAAGTTATTGAGAAAGATAGAGAAGCATTATTAAAGAAATTGAAAGATTCCTTTACAACTGAAAAAGCTAAAACAACGGAATTTCAATTATTTATGAATGAATGGTTGAAAAGTGTTGCTGAATTAGGAAAAGCCTTATTTAACGCCTCTATGAACGCGTTAGCTTATATGATTGCTTCTTTTAAAATTATGCCTTATATATTCTTAGGTTTATTTGATAAACGAATACGAGAGCGTAACAAAGATTTGTTTTTTTATTTAAAATTTTTTGAAACAGGACTTATGAGAAGTACTCGTGAAATTTTGCCCGCTTTTGATAAAGTTATTGAGACGACTAAAAAGATTGGAGACACTACTATTGCTAGTTCGTTAACAAATATAAAGTTGGCGATGTCATTAGACCCGTTTTCGTCTGCTCAAACTATAAAAGGCATTTATGAAAAAAATAAAAAAGAAAGACAGGCGTCATTACCTCAACAACCACAAATTCAATATGTTCCAATGTCTGATTCAGGTAAGGGCGCTTCTAGTCAAGAAATGTTTACACCTAGTCGGTCATACTATGAACCAGTTACGCAGGGAGTTACTGAATACAGAAATTCTGGTTGGGTTGGAGGAGATTTGACAATTGTTTCGGGGAATGTCGATGAGGACGGCAGTATAAATCTTTCAGTAGTTGGTAATTGTCCAAAGTGTGGATTAATTTTTGGGGATGGCGGAGATAACGGAATGCAGGAAGAGGTTACCGCAGGCACCCCAATTACTGCGTCAGAAAAGGATTTTGAGGCTATGTCAAGAATGCTTTATTCTGAAGCAGGTGGCAAAAAGTTGTTTACGAAAGAGGGTAGAAAAGAAATAGCTGGAATTGCTTATACTGCTTTAAACAGGTCTAAAAATAGAGGTAAGTCTTTGACTGACGTTATAACTTCTGGTCATGGGTATGGGAAGCAGGGCTACTTAAGGCAATATGGAACGGCTAGGGCAGCTGAGCCTGGGTCTGAGGTTGAAAAAAAATTGCATAATTTTGTAAAAGATCTATTTGCTGGAAAAATAGCTAATCCAGTAGGAGAAGCTACTTCATTTTTGCATTATACTGGCGGCGCTGGTTATGGGACTAACGCAAAAGCTCTTCCTAATTTTGCAGAAACTGGAGTAAATGTTGCTAATATAAATAATGCGCGTTTTTATGCACCTAAGGGTAAAGGTAAAGAGGCACGTGATAAAGAAGCTTTAGATAAGTTTTATCGCGAGCAGTTTGAACTCAAACATGGGGGCGAGTAATGGCTATTTCTCAGAGGGCAAATAATTCATCTACATCTATTTCTAATTTTGCTATGGTATTACAGAAGGCTTTAAACCCTTATGGTAATCATAATTTGAGAGTTCCTTTTTATTTAACATCGTCTTACCGACAAAAAAATAAAATTCCAGGGGTTTCTATGGCTATAAATCCTTCTAGCGTAAATTTTTCTTGTGCAAAAAGGATAACAAGAAAAAATACTCAAGGCGGTGCTGTTTTTTACCATTGGACAAATTCTGCTGGAAGAAATAATGATATACTAGAAATGGAGTTTGTTGGTAAAACGGGTAATGTTAATTTAAGAACTGGTACAATTACCGGAGGAATTTATAGTCATTTTCAACCACAAATGCAAGGTAGAGGACCTCTTAATTGGTTAAACCAAAGATCTAAAGATGCACTTGATTCTTCTGATGATGATCCTGTTTCTGTCAAAATACGAGGTAATGATTATACAGTATCTGGAGCTAAAAAGTTGGCTAGTTTTTGGAATTTATATTCCTTGACTAGGGAGCCTGTTGTTGATCCTTTAGATGGGTCTCCTGTATATTACTATATTAGTTATAGTAGTCCATTATTTGGGAATACTTTTGTTACTTTTATAGGTTTTTTTAGTAGAGGTATGTCCTTTACTGATGATTCTGAGAATCCTTTTAGTAAAGATTATGACTTTGGCTTTACGGTACAAGCGTCCATTCCATCATTGGATAATATTTATAATAACGTATTAGAAAATTTGAGAACTGTATTTACGAATCCTCTGTAGGAGAAAAAATGGCTAGAACTAATAATAGTAAAGATGTTAGTAATACTCATGCACTTACTGTAGATAGTTCTTCATATCGTGCGGCTTTTCCTTCTTATAGGGTTTTTATTTATGGTCATGATATAACTAACGATGTATCCTCAGTAAGGATAAATCACTCTGGGGGGTCTTTAGAGAGGTCTACTAGCACTTGTTCAATTTCTTTAGTTAACAACTTTGATAAATATCTTTGGACGCATGATGATATAATAGATATTACTAATAGTAAGAAAAAGATAGCACTTGATTGGGATCTTTTTTATGAAAGCTATTATCAACCTAATAATACAGGCTATGATTCTTACAATGCTTTTCTAGGCGGACCAAAGGTTGATAGTTCTGGAAATGCTTATATAAATAATAAGTCTAGTGTTATGAAAGCTTTAGATAAAGGAGGACCTTCATTATCTAATGAATTTATTAATGAATTTGTTCCACTATTAGCACAAGCTTCTCCAGAAGAGATTATGTATTTATTACGAAAGTTAAGCGCTTCTTTTTCTAATTTGTCATTATCAGAAGCGCAAGCTATTGCTTCTAAGATAAAAGAATATAAAGTTAATTCTGATACTAACTATGCATTCTTTTTTCAAAATTTTGTAGAGGATGGTTTTGATTATAATATAAAGGATGAAATAAAAAATAAAAAATTAACACATACTGTGACGTTTAAAAAATTTACATCGGATAATACTTTTATTACACAGGAAAACAGAGTCGCGTTTGATTATTTTATGCAAGAAGGTGACTGTATTTTTCATTGCAATGATCCGGTTCGGGTTGCATTTAGAGATCCGTTTGATGCAAGAGTTTGGTATTGGATGTTTACAGGATTTGTTGATAGCTGTACAGAAAATGTAGGGGTTAATTTAGATTCTGAAATTATAATAAATTGTACGGATGTTACTAAAGTAGCTAGATATGCAACAATACAGATGAATACTGGATTGTTAGATCCTAATATTGATTGGATTTTTGAGGGGTTGACTAATCAACAAGGTGACAATGCTGCTAATATTGGAGTGTTAGGTGTAAAACAACCTTTTGAGGGGTTAAGTGTTCCTGAAATTTTGGAGGTTTTATTTTTTGGTTCTGAATCCTCCAGTAATTTAGTAGAGTATATGGCTACAAGCTTATTTGAGTTATTGAAACTTTTATCTGCTGATGAGCTAATAGCCTATTCTATAAATAATTTAGGAGTTAAGCCTTCTGAAGCTTATGATAAAATAAAAGGTACTCTTGTTTCTATGCATAGTAGTAGTAATTCTTATAATTTTGTAAAAGAAAGAGTTCATAAAACTTTTACAGAGGGGGTTATAGAGAGGTTAAATGACCTAAATTGGCCAGGATTACGTCAGCCAAGAGGAATTCCTTTTAAAAGGCAAAATTCTAAGATTGGTATCCATTATTACGTTTTTGGGGAACCAAGCCCTACTGATTTAGCATTTAATGCTAAGAGGGTTGATAATCTTTTTGTATGGAATGAAATATTGCACCATAGAGTTTCTTCTGATGACTTAGAAACTATGAAAATAGACAATACGTCAGTTGACGGGAGTATTGAATATATAGATAAGGGTAATGACAACAAGCTATCTTATTCTGATGTCTCAAGCATGCGGCAGCATTTGACTGCTGAGCAAATAATTTATAAAATTGGAACAGACCTTGAAAATTATCCTGTTGGCTATAATAGGGTTTTTTATTTTACTCCAGCGGGTTTAATAGAAGCAGTTGGTAATGTTCTTATAGACAGAACTCCTGGTGGAGTTTCATTGGCGAATTCTATTTTTAAAGATAGGCTTACTTTTTTATATGATGTTGCTGGAAATATGGATTGGAGATTTTATGCTACGCCAAAAGGTGACCTTGTTTTTGAAATGCCGTTTTACGATTATGACCCGCAAGATTTTTGGTATAGAGATACTAATACTACCGAAGATACATCTTTAGTTCTTAAAAATTATAATGAGTTATTCGATAAAAATTATGATGGAAAGTATGATCAAGAGTCTTTGCTTCGTTTAAGTAGCTTTGTATATTCTAGTGAGGATGAACGTGCAATAACGCCAATAAAAGCGACTTTCAATTATGAAGAGGCTTTTAAAATAAAAATAAATGATCAACTAGGCTATAGTAATACTATGAGTGATCAAGGGTTGATAAACGTCTATACGGCAAAACCTCATATTATTGCAGGTCTTTCCGAGCTTACTAATGGTATTCCACAAAAGTTTTGTTATGCTGTAGAAAAAAGCTTAATTCCTACATTAGGTGTTAGAGTCTTTGATGGCGGTTTACTCTATGGTTACGTTGATACAAAAGAGGCTGCTGAACTTTTTTGTGCGTTGGAGATAAACAAAAAGAATGCAGAGGCTAGGAATATAGGTATTTCGACTTTGCCCAATTTTGGATTGATGGTAAATAGACCTATTCATTGGCAAAGAAGAAATTATTGTGCTAATATTGTAAGTTTGAGTCATTCTATTGTATGGAATAGCGATGTATCTACCAGTATTAATGTAAATAATGTAAGAGGTTGGTCTGGGGAATCAGATGAACGAGGAAATCCCTTATATAAACATTTTGGTGATACAAATCGACCATTCAACTTAGTAAATATTTTGGTAAAAGCAAGAGAGAAGCATAGAGCATCATTAGCTGAAAATGAATTAAATAGCATGAAGCCTGTTAAGTAGTATAGGTGTTATAGGTAAAAAATGGGATATAATACAGTAATACCTAATAATAGTTCTTTTGCAAGTAGGAATAAATTACAGTCTACAATATTTTCTACTATTCATAGGGCAGTGGTTACTGATTTACATTTAGAGAAAGGAACTGTTAACGTTTCTTTGGAGACTGTATCTCATAGCGCGGAAGTAACGATTCCTTTGATTGGTCTGTCAATGCCCGCTAATAGTGATGCTGAAACAAGTATGAAATCTTCCAGTTGGGGTAGATACATTCCTCAGATTGGAGATATGCTACTTGTTGCATTTTCAGCTAATGGCAATTTGCACGCACTAGGTTATAGTGCGATGTATTATAAAGGTTTTGAAGTTTCGGATATGCTTACTGAGGAAACTGGAGGCATTGGGTGGGGTAAAACTTCTGGTAAATCTTTGAAGCCTGGAGATTGGGATTTTAAATCATCTAGAGAGAGCTATTTGTATTTAGGAGATTGTGCTAGGCTATCGTCGGGACCATACTCTATTGTTTTAAGCTCTTCGACACAAGATGTTACTGTCACAACATCTTTGCATTTAGAGAATATTGGTGTTTCTAAGTTGAGATTTGGGGATGTACGAAGATTTGTCTTGCCTACTGATTTAGACGAATCTTATATTGCTTGTGATAGAGTTAGCATGTCTGGGTTTCCTGAGACGGCACAAGAGGCTACGATAAACGTTAAATGTCCAGGTCTATCTACAAGCGGGTCTGATATAGCTTTATGGTCTATTGGGGACGTTATAGACGATGCGGGGGTTACTGCGTCAATTATGAGATCAGAATCTGGAAATCCTGTTAGAAAATATTTTAAAGCCTCAGATTCCTCTGGGTTAATAACAACTTATGAAGAGATAGTGGATAGTATTGGTAACTATGCACTTTCTAGTGATACTGCAATTTTATGTGAGTGGGATACAAAATTAGCTAATTGGAAAATAAGTAATTTAACTACAGAAATAGCTTCTACAACTTCTATTTTACTTGATTCTATTCTTGTAAAGTTGGGAGGTAATGCTGCAGTTAGCTCTGTTTTGAAAGGTACTGAATTCGTTAATTCTTTTTCTACTTTTTTAACCAATACTTCTAGTTTTGCTGTTACAGCAGGGTCGGTCATGAGCAGTACAGTTCCACTTTGTGTTGGGCCACTAGAAGCATTAAAACCAGGATTTACTGCATTAGTTACTTTTTTTACTTCTTTTTCTGCGTCATGCATATCCTTAAATTCGTCGCTAAACGGGTTTTTATCTCAGAAAGTTAAGGTGGAATAAAATGGTACATGAAGCTCTTAGTGCGACTGAAACTGTTATTTCAAAATGCGTTTTAAGCTGGGCTTATAAACAAACTTCTGTTTATTTGCGAATAATTAGAGATTTTATTGAAAAAATGATTCTAAAAGTAGACCAGCAAATTCTTGTTCTACGTGCTTTTATAGCGAGTAGAGATCCTGTTTTGTTATTTGAAAAATACACATGGAATAAATATGAAGAAGCAGTTGATGCTGCAAAAAATATATTATTATCGGGTATTACTAAGCTAGGTCCAGCACAAGACGTTTGTCCTGAATTTTATGAATATCTTACAAGCCCTGCTATTGCACTATTAGAGGCTGGGTTTTCTTTTTCTGAGATTTACAAAAATCGTTATTCATCTCTTTTATCATTTACCGCACATTTGAATACATTATTAAGATATTGGGAAACGACTAAAGAGCAATTAAGATTAACTTTAGATATTATAGATGATGCGTTGTATAATGCTCTAGTGGTAGAATCGGATGATTTGTTGAGGGATAGAAATGTCTAAGTCATTAAAATTTGAAAATGGAGATATTGTTAGAAATTTTAATAATAGTGGTTATACTTACGTGGAAGATAATGCTAAATTGCAGCAGGATGTAAAGAGAATACTAACTACTAATATCAGAAAAACAACTGGATTAGGTTGTAGTTTAGATGAAGTTTTAGGGAATGATATTTTTTCTGCCAGTGAAGATTTTTCAACCTATCCTGCTGTTTTTGAATTTCAAAATAGATTAAGATCTGGCATAAATAATTTGAAGAATGCGCAGAGAAAGTATTTATTTGCTCAGAGGACATCTAAAGAGCTTATTCACGATTTTTCTCCAGCTATAGTTTGGGCAACTGCTGAAGACCCAAGAAATTTTAAATGGAGAATTGATATAGTGACTCAGGATGGTAATGGTAATTTTAGCATAAATGGTTATTTTTCTTCATAAAGAAGGTAGATAAAATGCCAATACAAAAATTAACGACGAATGATTTTGCTGAACAAATTTCTATAGGGATTGCTTCTAGGGATAAAACTCTTGATACTAGAATTAGCGAAATTAGGGATGTTTTCATAGATCCAATTTCATCTGTATTAGAAAGTCAGAATAACAGGGCTGTTTATCTAAATAATTTGTTAAGTTTAAAAAACGCTAATAATTTAGTACCCGATGATGTTGATGACTTTGTTTATAATGAGAATATTGTAAGATGGCTTGGGTCGCGGGTTATAACCGTAGTTACTTTTGCTAGGGTTAGTGCTCCAACTAGTGATATTACTGTACCTGTTAATTTTCCTGTCTCAACAAGAGTAAACCCTACAGTGGGGACCTCTGTTGTTTTTAGAACTATAGAAACTAAGACTATGTATGCTTCTGCGGCGTCTAGTTATTATAATGCAGAAACTGGAAAATATGAATTACAAGTTTCTGTTGCTAGTGTTATCCAAGGTACAGAAGCTAATGTTGGTCCATATACTATTACTGAGTTTAAACGACCATTAGAGCAGTTTGACGAGGTTTATAATGTAAGTGCCACTTCCAGTGGCAGAGGTATTGAGACAAATGAAGAATTAGCTAATAGGTATTTATTGCATATAGAGGGATCGCAATTGGCTACGCCTTCTGGTATAAAAAGTTTTATATTGGATAATTTTAGTTCAGTTTTAGATGCGTATATTGTTTATGGCACTGATCCATATATGACAAGAGATCAGTTTGATGTAGGCGCTGTTGATATTTGGGTAATGGGGGAGTCTGCTTCAGATAGGGTATATCCAACGTATTATAATGGTGTTTATACATTGAATTCAGTTGATAAGCAGCCATTAATGGAGGTATCCTCGGTGTATTCTGTAGCTAAATCTACTCAATATTCGGAAGGCACAGATTATGAAGTTATTACTGGGGAAGGTATTTATGCTTATAGCACTTATTCAAGCGATGGTATAAGATGGCTACCTGGAGGAAATCATCCCGATATTGGAGATGATGTAATAATTACTTATAAATATAACTCATTAATTAATATTTTAAATTCTTTTTTTAATCAGCCTGCTTACTACACTATGGGCGTGGATAAATTGTTTAGATGGGCGGGACCCTTATACATAGAAATAGACGCGGATTTAAAGGTTTTGTCAGGGTCTCCATCAATTATTTTGAATTTGGTTAGAGGGGCTATACTAAATTATATAAATGCATTAAAGTTAGGTCAAAGTGTGGAAGAGTTCGATATAAGTGGGGTTGTTTCTAAGATCTATGGTGTAGATAATTTTACATATAATCAGTTAAGTATAAAAGATGGGTCTGGTGTTGGAGACATTATTGTGCCTCCAAATTTTCACGCTAGATTGGAAGAAGCAGATTTGGTTATTAATTTGGTTTAAAGCGGGGTTAAGATGGCTAAATTTAGTACATTTTTATATGGTTCTTCTATTTTATATGGGTCTACTCTGTTTGTGTCGGACATTTATCCAGAGTCTGGTCCTTCTACCGGAGGGCAATCATTTATCATTAACGGGGCTGGGTTTAAATTTACTTCGTATGATGATGATTTTACTGGTGTGATATTAGACCCTGTTAAGTGGTTAAATATTACTGATGGTTCTGGAGTTTTAACAACTGGGGCATCTCACTTGGTTTTGAGTACTGGAGTAGTGGCGGGGTCTACGTGCGGTATAGAAATGAACCATTTGCATATAAATACACAGTATGAGTTACGAATAAGGCTTCCTAAATTAACGACCTACCCAACTTCAGAAGTATCGCTGTTAAATTTTAGTTTGTATAAAGATGATAATAACCGATCTTATTTTTCAATAGTTGTTGGACCTACGTCAAATTCTTTAAAATTAAAATGTTGTGTATATGTAAATGGTTCTTTAGTTGATTACTATGAAGCACCGTGGACGTTTGGGCTGTCTACATTAAAATTGTTACGGTGGTGTTCTGACATTTATTTTTATGCAAATGGCTCGTTGATATTTAAGAGTGAGAGGGCTTATACCGGAGCTTCAAAATTTAGAGTTTATTCCTTAAATAACGCTGCAGCATATTCTGTTTCTAATGTTGTTGTAGAAAGTATTTTAAGTAAAACATATGTTGCATTTGATAACCAAGTAGTTGATGATCTCATAGTTGTTAGTAACGTCCGCGCTAGAGGGCAGACGCCTTATAGCTTAGACTTAAAAGACCAAGCTGCCGCTTATGCAGGTCTGGTTAATATCGCAGTTGTTTCTAATGGAACTTTTTTAGTGCCAGATGCGTATGAATATTATTTTTTAGACAATCTTATTTTAGTTGACGATACTAAGTCTTCTGTTAAAATAAATATGATAGGGGATAGTACTGTTAGGACTCCTGTAACTAGCAGAAAGGGTCTTGGTGGTGGTAAATGAGTTTAGGTGTAATAGATAGGTATGCAGACCTTATTCATTTTATAATTGGCGGTAGTTACTATGCTAATAATGGTGTAGTTGTTCCTTATAATTCCGGCTATACTTATTTTAGAGTAGAAACAGGTTCTCCAAATACAGAATTTGGTATTTATCTTAACGAAGTTTTTAGCGGTACTGAGATTTCAGACTCTAATGGTAATATTGTTTTAAAAAGGAAGTTACCTCGTGGTGAAATAGAACTTATTCTTTATAATAGAAATAATGGTAGACGTATTTTTTCTTATATTACTGTTAGGGAGTATGCGCTATGGTTGGCTTCTTATGCAGACTGTTTGGAAGAAATTGATAATAACTTTAATCAAGTTCGTGATAATCTTTGTATAGAGACTGCGGATATCGATGGGTTACTTGATGTTTTTTCTCCTGCAATATCTTTTTATAATGATATAGGGCAAGGAGTAACTTCATATAGAAATCAACTACATGAGTTAAGGACTTCTTTTAGGAATTTTGGCGGTACATTTAAGGGCTTGGAGGAGTCTGTTGCAGAAATTACACAAATTCCACCTTTTGGTTATAGCAAAAGAAAGTGGGGTCCGAATTGGATTTTAGATCAATCTATGTTGTGTAATTATAGATTTTTAGATAGGTCTGCATATTTGTCAAGCACTGGGAATATAACAGGTGTGGAATTAATAAGAGTAGAGGCGGGTGTAGTCTCTAATCCAATAACTCCACATGAATTGCAATATGACCATACAAATAATTTGTTAACGTGGGTTTTAGATGGTAACTCGGGTGCACCTAAGTTTGCTTCTGACGGGGAGTTATTTTTACCAGGACCTATTTCTAACATTTCTGCAAGTCTTATAGGCAGGGACGTATCTACAGTTATTTATAGTATAAGCACCGGACCTGGGTTGTCAAAAAATAACATATTATCCTTAGATATTGATAATAAGGGCGTGATTGATATTCAATTGACCACTAATTTGCCAAACCCTTCTGTTAATGATGTAGTTTTGGATATAAATACTGCGTTAGGTTTAGATATTAGATATGGTGTAGCTTATGGGTCTTTTGCATCTAACTATAACGGAAAACTGTTATTGAAATCTCCTGCTAATGTGGTTGTTCCGTCAGGTAGTATTTCTAATATTAAAATAGTTTCAAGATATGATAGCGCTGGTCCAGAACTTTTTGGAAATATACCTTTAAGTTTTAATTGTAGTATAAATGTTTCAGGGGTCAATTTTTTGGGTCTTGTTGGAGTGTACTCGTTTATAGGTAATATAGAACTAGAACATGATTACAGTGTTGTTAGCGATCAAGACGTACATAAATTGCGTTGGAAATCATATTCTGGAGCTTTCGGACCTTGGGTTGATGTTGTAGAGGACGGTTACTATAATTTATTAGATACTTTATTAAATGAGTTAAAAATATATGTAATTTTTGATGAACTACCAAAGGTATTAGGGGTTTCTTCTTATGTTAGAGTTCCTAGTTACACTCTTGCAGTTGAAGGAAAAGGTCAAGTAGGTGGCATTTTTGTAGATATTATTAAGAGTGATTTACCAAGTAGTAGTCAAACTGATGTTGTAATCGTGTATGATGATGTTACAGATTCTATGGTAGAATCTCCTAATTATTGGTTTATTTCACCGAATTTACCGACTACGTCTGAAAGTATTTTTTATCCGTCAGATATTATTTCCAATGTTTTTGGCAATAATGAAAAAGCTTCTGCCATGTCTTGGTCTTTTAAAGATACAACACTTGATAATGTAGACTTGATTTCACACGTTAAAAAATTTCCTTTAATAGACGGTACTCCTAGAGGTAGTAATTGGCCACAAAAAGGAAGTGGATTATTTTATGATTATGAGGGTTTTACAGCAAAGTTGTCTGGGTGGTTTAAATCAAATAATTCAGGAGCTATTACTGTAACACTTAGTTTTTCTTTTGATGGCGGTAATTCATGGGTTTCTAGTATTGCAAATCCTATAACAAATTCATCTGGCGGATTAGGATATAACGATTATACATATGTTGAATTTAGAACAATAATTCCTTCAGACATTCTCTATAATGAAACTCCGCCTCTGTCTTGGACGGATTCTGGAGTTCTCGTTTGTGTTAATTTTAATAAACCTACTGGGGATTTGGATATAGTTGCTGATGCAGTTAATGTTACTATAGATTATATATCTTCTACTTATTTGTCATATGCTACTGTATCAAGAAGTAGGCACTCTCAGTATATGGGAGAATTGGTTTGGTTGTGGTCAAAGGATGAGCTTGTTTTAAATGAAAAAAAATATTTAGGATTGAAACATAAGTCAGTAAACAAAACAACACCTATGGCAGGGTTAAGAATTCTAACTATAAGTTTTGACACACCTGGAGGTTCTGGTGTTATAGAATACGAGTATAACCCCTCAACTGATTCTAGGAAATTTAGATGGGTTCCATTTGGTACAAATTTTGCACCAGGTTTAGGGTGGGTTCCAATAATTAGTTCTGATACTTATACACTAATTGCTCCGGATTCTTCATATATTGTTGTTGATGTAAATTATAGTTTATTACCGACTTATAGTTTTTATAATACTTTGAGTAAAGCTGTACTAATCGAAGATTCCACTATTAATAAAGGGTTGACTAGGAGGATATCTCCAGCTAATTCTGATTTGCATATTTTAGATGTTTCTGAGTATGATTCATCAGGAAATGTGCTTAATTTAGTTGGTTCTATTTCAGAGGAAGATTTTTCTTATTGTGGCTTGGTTAATTGCGAAATACAATCAACATCTCCTTTTAAGTATTCTTACATTTATCCAGAGTTTGAATCTCCAATAACTAATGAAAGATTAGCTTTATCTTTGATTGGTTTGAATAGAGAGGCAGAACTTTTATATTATTCTGATGAAGACCAGGAAGAAGCTATTTTATATGAAAACGGCATACCTGTTCCGAATAATATGTGGAGTTTTATAGCACCAAACAGAATTTCTATTCCTAATTCTTGGTTTATAAGTGGGGATTTAAATTTATCATCAATTTTTACAATTGATTATAATTTATTATACCAAGTTACTACAACTGTTTTCGATTTAGGTGCTGATTTTCAGGATTACATGTGGTTGGCGGATTATTTTTTATGGGAAAGGTTTGATTCAAACTTAGGTTATTATGATGTTGAAACTCCATTATTTTTTAATTATCAAACTGGAAGATCGTTTTTAACTAAAAGCTCTAAAGCCGACAAAACAACTTCTTATCTTTACGTGCAAGAAGCTTACGAGCGAAGAGAAGTGCCAAAATTAAATTGGAGGTTTGTTGGGGATAAAATGGTAGAAATAGACATAAACTATATGGTGAACGGTCAATATCTTCTGTATCACCAAGAAAAAAAGGTTTATGAACGTAGCAGATTAACTGCTACTTTTGAACATAGGTCTGGTCCGACTGAAGCTGATTGTGTTGCCGCTTCTTGGAAAGAAACAGAGAAAAATTCTAATGTATCTGTAATACAATCAATACCGCATCGTTATCATCAAATGAAGCTTTCTATTTCAGGTATTAGAAGTTTGAAAGATTTTAGAATAAGATCATTAGTTTTGAAGGGTTTGAAGATACATGGGTCTAATCCTTATGTTCCTAGTTTAACTAACGTATGGGGAAGATAATTGTTGACATTGATGTAAAACTATGGTAGCATGTTTTGTTAGGTAGTTTTTGACTATTTAGAGGTAAAAATGGAAGGTTCAATATTTCCGAATGGCGTTCTTATAGATCAAGTTGCTTTAAAGCGGGTGGAGGATACTAAGTCTGCTCAAATAATGAAAAACAGAACTAGTTTATCTTCTGGTGGCGTTATTTCTGGTGGTGTAGTTAGTGTTAATCCTATAAATACAGATAGGGTTGATGTGGCTGCATTCACTGGTTTTACGCCAAGAGGTGATTACATTGTTTCAACGGTGAATACCTCAAATGTTAGTTTATCTGATTATGTAGCTGGAGTTATTAATGTTATTTGCGCTGTATATACGGAGGATAAAACTTATAATCAACCACATGAGTCTGATGGAAATACTTATCCTACATATAGCAAGGCTTCTTATAGAATTAGAGTTTTTTCTGAAACAGATTTTGAAAATCCTCTAGTTATTCCACCATCTGACGATAATTTGGATAATGATGCTCTAGACAGATGTCTTATTCTAGCCAAAGTTGAGGCTGAAGGTGTTGGTGTAACCTTAACAAATATAGAGTTACCAACAAATTATAATAGTATTTTATATGCGAATCCAAATCAATTAGTTTCCATTGTCGGCGTTACTATATTATCAGTAGACCCTTCTGTTGATCCAGGGCAGGCTGAGGTAGAGTTTGATAATACAGCAAGCCCGGATCTTAAGATAAAATGGAAGGCTCCTGGTAGTACTTACCCTGCTTCTTATACTACTTTTACTTCGGATAGTTTGTTAACTTTGACAGATGGTTCTGGAAAGTGGGTTAAGATACAAGCTATTGTTTCTCAATTACCTACAGTTAGCGGCGTATATAACGAAAATTTTGAGATAGTTAATCTATATTATCAGTCAATACCTAGATTGTCTGCTGAAGATTATTTACATAGAAATAAGGTCGGGACTGGGATTATTACAGAGCACAATGCGCATGGACTATCTCTTGATGATTTGGCAGGTGAGACTATTTCTTTATTGGATGAGCATCAAGATGTAGAGCACTGTAACGGAATTTGGAGAGAGAGTAACCCGTCTGTTTTTGATGTTGTTATAAATACTATAGCACCTAATGGAGATACTCTACTAATACAAACACCTACTGTTTCAGATTTATATTATGTTAATGGTAAAAAATCTAATACTGCTTCCCCTGGAAGTTTTTATTTTACTCCTGCTAATTTTTCTTCTGGTTTTTTAGGACCAACTAATTCTGATGGTGCTAAATTATATGATTTGTATGTTGACGATGAATCTATTTTAACTGTGAAATTAAGAGCAGAATATCCATATCCTAGTGGTTCTGGCGCTAGAACTATTACAGGTACTTGGATCGTAGACAGCAGCGAAGAGCATCCTTCTGGGTCTTTTGTGTTGGAGTGTGAAGTTGCTGCATTTTCTTTAAGGTTTACCTGGAATAGTGGTGTTCCAGTATTTATAAGTAAGACTTCTCCTCCGTCTGACCCGGAAGGGCAGATAATTAGGTTATATTCAAGTGACAACATAAATTGGATAGATCTTTATGTAAACAGGACTGGCGCTAGTTTACCTGATGCTATATTACCTACGGTAAGTGGTGTTTATACTGATACAATTACTGTGTATGATAGACCAGACATGACTCAGAATTTACACTTACGTGCTATTGTATATTGGTGGAATTCTGTGCGAGGTACTCTTGGTTGGAATACAGATATTAGCGATCCTTCTGGGGGAGTCCGACATACTATTGATAAAAAAGTTTTTGGGACTCTCTGTACCGGTAATATTAATGATAATGCTTTAGAGGATCTAGAATACGGGCATATAAAAGATTTGCATAAATCTGGTATTTTGTTTAATAAAGAAGGTGGAAAAGAGTTCAAACTCTCTTCGACTGGTTTGACGGCTACTATTTTGGGTGGAAATTATTATTGTAGAGGAAGGAAGCTTTCAAAGGAAACTACAGCTATTGCACTTCCGGCTAGTTCACAATTGTTGATTTACGTTGATTATTTAGGAAATTTACAATATTTGGAGATAGGTACAGAATTTAGTTCATACCAAAAAGCTATCTCTTATTTGGTTGGGTCTACTTTTGTTGGTGATCCACTGTTGGACAGTGATTATGTCAACGATAAGTCTTGGTTTGTAGAAAAAGGCGTACCGTTATGGTATGTTGTAACTGATTTAACGAATATTACTTTATCTTTAGATGTTTCTAGAAACGTGTCTAATAATGTATATGAATGGTCTGTTGGTGGTAGAAGGGGGTCTTTTGAAGATACAAGTACTCTTGCCGCTTTTGATAATCTAGAGGCAGCTTTCTCTTGGTCTAGTGCATTAAACCTGCAATATGGCGCGGATGACAATAACAGGCTATTTGTTTTAGTTGGGGACTCATCGGTAATATCTGGTAGACCAATATCACAAAGCGCGTACTCTACGGTTGTTGGTTCTGATTTAGCAAGAGTAGCTTTAGCTGGTAGTGGTATAACCGAAGGGATGTGGGTATTAGGTACAAACTGTGAGGTTAGAGATGTTAAAATTTCAGCGTCTTCTTTGGATTCTTCTGTTGTTTTTCGTTTAGATACGGGGTGTCGTATAATAGGATGTGATTTTTCTGGTAGTATGAATAGCAACTATTTTTGTGGACCTAGATCAAATTCATATTATGTTAGTAATATAGTTATTGATGGTAATATATTGGATGAAGGAAATGCATGCTTAATTACTAATTCTTCACATTCTAGTAATAGTAATTGGGCTGTAAAAAATAATTATGTAAAACAAACAATAGATGCATCTTCTTCTCGGTCAATTATTGCTTTAAATGGTACAAATCATACTATATCTAATAATATTCTTCATACTTATAGCGTGGCGGCTTCAACTATAAATTGTTTCTCTTCTTCTGGTCTAATTGGCTCCAATGTAACGGATAATTATTTTTATTTAGGCAGAGAGGCTACTGCTTGTAATAACTATGGTATTTATTTATCTGGTACGTGTGAAGATTTACGTATAAACTGTAATTATTTTTCTGTAAAAGACTTGGTAACTGCCGGTAAGGAAATAGGGATTCGTGCTTTTAATTTAAATAAAGTCGAAATAAAAAATAATTTTTTTAATATTTTATTTCGAGCAATAACTATG